GATGCATATGCGATTAAAGTGGTTCCACTAATGAGAAATACACAAAAAACTTATAAGTCTAAAGGCGGACTTGTAGTGGATATGTTTAAACCAATAAGGTACAATTAATCATGGCAGTAGAAAAAGTAACATCTGAAATAGCAGAAGAGGAAATTGAACAACCAGAGGGTCTTCCAATAGACTTAGAAGTTGAAGGTGAAGAACAGGTTGAAGAGGAAAGACCTCAAGACGATTTTAATGCAAACCTTTCAGAAGACATGGATGAGAGAGCCCTTAAAGATATGGGTATGGAACTTATTGAAGAATATAAAAAAGATAAGGCATCTAGAAAAGAATGGGAAGATGCATACATTAAAGGTTTAGATTTATTAGGGACTAAGTATCAGGAAGTATCAAAACCATTTAAAGGAGCTTCCGGTGTCACGCATCCTTTGTTAGCTGAATCAGTTACACAATTCCAAGCACAAGCTTATAAAGAATTAGTACCATCTGATGGACCTGTAAGAACACAGGTAATTGGATTACAAACACCGGCCACCGAATCACAAGCAGAGAGAGTTAAAGATTATATGAATTACCTGCTGATGGAGGAGATGGAAGATTACACAACTGACATGGATCAGATGTTATTTTATCTTCCACTATCGGGGTCAACATTTAAAAAAGTTTATTACGATGCAATGTTAGATAGACCTGTATCTAAATTTATTCCAGCAGAGGATTTAGTAGTTCCTTACTACGCATCTGATTTAAAAGATTGTGAGAGAATAACTCATGTTATAAAAATGACAGAAAACGAAGTCACAAAAAAAATGGCTGCGGGAGCTTACAGAGATATAGATTTAATTGACAGTAATTCAGAACCAGATTCAATACAAAAAAAATTAAATGAATTAGAAGGTGTAAAAGGTGCGGGCTCAGATTATTTACATACAATTCTTGAGATGCATGTAGATTTAAATTTAGATGACTTTGAGGATTTTGATGACAAAGCTAAAAAAATTAAAATTCCGTACATCGTAACTATTGATGAAGGTAGTGCAGAAGTTTTATCTATTTACAGAAACTATAAACCTGAAGATCCTTCTTATCAAAGAACAGAATATTTTGTTCATTACAAATTTTTACCAGGACTAGGTTTTTATGGTTTTGGTTTAACTCACATGATCGGTGGCCTGTCTCAAGCTGCAACACAATCTTTAAGACAATTGATTGATGCAGGAACTTTAAAAAATTTACCAGCAGGATTTAAGTCTAGAGGTATTAGAGTAAGAGATGATGATCAACCAATTCAACCAGGAGAGTTTAGAGATGTAGATGCGCCTGGCGGAAATATTAGAGATCAGTTTTTTAATTTACCATTCACAGAACCTTCACCAACTTTATACAACTTAATGGGTTTTGTAGTTCAAGCAGGACAAAAATTTGCAGCTATTACAGATGCTAGTGTAGGTAACGATACACAAAACAGAGCAGTTGGTACTACAATGGCATTAATGGAAAGAGGATCACGAGTAATGAGTGGTGTTCACAAAAGATGTTATTACGCCATGAGACTAGAATTTAAAATTTTAGCTAGAATTTGTGGTGAATCACTACCGCCTGAGTATCCATACGATGTTTACGGTGGCCCAAGACAAATAAAACAAAAAGATTTTGATAGTAGAGTTGATATTTTACCTGTTGCAGACCCAAATATTATGTCTATGGCACAAAGAGTGACATTAGCACAATCACAATTACAAATTGCACAGTCAAATCCACAAATGCATAACCTTCACGAGGCTTACAGACGTGTTTACGAAGCACTTGGTACAAAACAAATAGAAGCACTTCTTAAACCACCACCAAAACAACCCGAACCTCTTGATCCTGCAAAAGAAAACGCACGTGCATTACAAATGAAACTACTTACAGTGTTTGAATTCCAAGATCATGATGCACATTTACAAGCACACATGGCATTTATGCAATCTAGAATGGTTCAAATTAATCCTCAAGTGTATGCATTATTACAATCACACATTTCAGATCATATTTCTTTTAAGGCTAAAGCAGAAGCTACACAAATGCTAATGCAAAATCCAGAAATGGCGCAAATGGGTCAAGAAGACCCTCAACAATTTGAAATTATGTTTGAAGCTGAAGTTGCAAAAATTGCAGCAAGAATTACTCAAGAATTAGTACAGACAGAAATGGCAAATCAGAAAAAAGAAGACCCATTAATTAAAATTAAACAACAAGAAATTGATTTAAGAGCTATGGATCTTCAAAGAAAAGCAGAAGAAACTAAATTTAGAGCAGAACAAGAAAATCAAAGAGCATCTGATAGATTAGGCTTTGATTATGATAGATTAGAAACACAAGATCAGCAATCTGATGAAAGATTACAAGTCGCAAGAGAAAAAATGAACAAAAAATGACAAACGGATTAAGCGGAGGTGTACGATCAGGGCCACCACCTAAAAGAGGGCCAAACCCACAGGGACTAACGCGAAAGAAGTTTAAGAGTGTCAAACAATACACTAAAAAACTCATACGAAAGTCTTCCAGTAGAGTCTAAATTAATTTTTTTAGCTGGGATATTTGATGGCGAAGGTAGTTTTGGCATTTGGTCAAAAGGTGTTCATAGAAAAAAAGAATTTGCTTGCACCATAGAGATGACAGACCGAGATACACTACAAAAATTTGTAGATATGTTTGGAGGTCAGATGTTTCCTTGTAAAATAAGGAAACCACACCATACACCGACCTGGAGATGGAGGCAGAATGGCTACAGGGCTTTCCAAATAATGGATAAAATGATAGACTTCATGAGTATTAGAAGACAGGAGAAATATTATGTGGTTAAGCGCGATAAAATTGGCGGCACAAGCAGGTACGCACATCTTTAAGAAGCGTCAAGAGACAAAGATGTTGATGGCGGACGCACAAATGATGCATGCAAGAAAGATGGCTCAAGGTGAGGAAGCTTACCAAGGTAAACTTTTAGAATCTAGAAATTCAGACTGGAAGGACGAGGCCGTTTTGATAATTTTAAGTTTGCCCATAGGAATTTTGGCGTGGGCAGTCGTGAGTGACGATCCAACAGCAATGGATAAAGTAAAACTGTTTTTTGACATGTTTTCGCAGCTCCCTTCATGGTTCACAAATCTTTGGATCCTTGTCGTGGCATCGATATATGGAATTAAGGGAACTCAAATCTTTAGAGGTGGAATGAATAAGGATAAAAAATGAAATACATAGTTTCTTTTATATATCATTGGTCAACTAAACTTACTTCGTGGTCTTGGACTAAGTTGTATGGAGATAGAGTTAAAGGATTAGGTTATAAAAAATGAATTTAGTTAGAGATTTACAAAAATTAATTAAAGATAAAAGAATTAAAGATTCTGCTACAGCACAACTTCGTAAAAGAAGTAAAGACTCTATAGCTAGACCTAGAGCAGAAAAAAATATACTATCAACTAACAAAAATATGCAAAGGATTTAATATGCCAGGAATAGAAAAAAAAGGAAGAAGTAAAATAGCTAGTTACAAAAAAGGAAGTGGTCCTTGTTGGAGTGGTTATGAAATGATTGGAATGAAATCTAAAGGTGGAAAAAAAGTTCCTAACTGTGTTCCTAAAAAAGCAAGTACAGGAATGATGGTCAGAGGTGGTGGAGCAGCCATTAAGGGATTAAAATTTCAAGGTGTAAAATAATGGGAAAAAAAATTGACGTTGCTCCTTATATTATTAAACAATCTTCACAAGATGGTAAAACAAAAATAGATGATAAGGGAGTTGGTTTAGATATTTATTCAAAATATGGTAATTTTGGTATTAGTAAAAATAAAAATACTCAAACATATGGAAATAATAAATTAAAAACTAAATCAAAAAATATAACTTATGGTAAGAATATTAAAGTAGGTAAATCAAGTAACATAACCATAGAAGGTAATTATGGAAAATCAAAAAACAAATTTTCTGATAGAACCACTAAAGGTGGTAAAATAACATTTACAAAAAGTTTTTCTAGAGGTGGTGGAGCAGCCATTAAGGGATTAAAATTTCAAGGTATAAAATAATGTGGAAATGGATAAAAAAACTATTTAGACCTTGGAAATTAAATAAGGTATCGCCAGATATTACATCGGTGAAACCTAAGGTGGACTTAACAGGTCTTACAAAAGGTGATTTAAAGAAATTAAGAGCACAAGGAAAAATTTAATTTACATCCTGGTATAATTTGATATAAAAAACCTCATGATCCAAGGGGATAGTACCGAATACGAAATATTAATAGAAGCTTGTAAATCTTTAACAACAGATAATTTACTTACAGCAGAAATTGGGGTTAGAAAAGGATTAGGATCTAAATTAATATTAATGAACCTTCAACATAAAAAACATTGGCACTTAGGTATTGATCCATATGGTAATTTAAATTACCAGCACTACGATAACTCAAGTTCTTACACTGCTGATTATACCAACACCATGAAACAACAATTAATTAAAGATTTAGATTACCCTAATTTTACTTTGTATCAATTAGGTGATGATGAATTTATGAATCGTTTTTCAGATGGCGTTCCAATCTACAGGGAAGAAAAAGAAATTTTAAATATTTATGATTTGGTTCATTTTGATGGTTCACATAAAACAATTGATGTAATTAAGGAAGCAATATTTTTTGGGGAAAGATCTCGACAAGGTTCGGTGTTCGTTTTCGATGATTACCCTACGTTTGATATGGACGCTGTGTTAAAAATTATCGTTAATGAATATGGTTTTATGTTATTAAAACAAGGTAAGAATAAAATTTCACTAAGAAGAAATTAATGGACTTAGATACAATTTCACTCGTACAGCATAAAGTTAAAAAGGCTTTAGCTCGTTTAAAGGATAACGCTATATATAGTGTTGACACCATAGAGAAACTACAATATGTTAGGGGTCAAATCAGATCTCTTGAAGATCTGCAACAGGATCTTAAAGACCTGCTGACAACAACGGAGTACGATAATGAACAAGTCCACGGAGATACCGAAACGGACTGATGCACTTCTCGCAGCTTACAAAGCTAAAGATGAAGTAGAAACAGTCCTTGATCCAAAAGCGATCGATAAATCAACATTAGATAGTTTACCAACACCAACTGGTTATAGAATTTTAGTATTACCATTTGCTGGTCCTAAAAAAACCAAAGGTGGTTTATGGCTTTCTGATACAACGCAAGAAACAATACAAATGACTACAGTTTGTGGTCTTGTATTGAAAATGGGAGATCTTTGTTATCACGACAAACAAAAATTTCCAAAAGGACCTTGGTGTAAACTAAATGAATGGGTTATTTTTAGTAGATACGCAGGATCTAGATTCAAAATAGATGGGGGAGAAGTACGAGTCTTAAATGATGACGAAGTTATTTCTACAATAAGTGATCCCAACGATATTTTGCACCATTACTAAGGAGGACTAAATGGCTGAAGACAAAACAAATCCAGAAGTTGAAATAGACACATCTGGTGTTAATGAAGAAACAATAGAAGTAGATGCACCAAAAGTTTCAGATGAAGCTTTTGAAAAAAAACAAGATGTTGACTTAGGTTATACAGATGTAAGTGGTGGTAAAACTGCTAAACAACTTTTAGATGAAACTAAAGAGAACGATGAACCAAAAGTTGAAACTAACATTGAACAAGTAGATGAAAAAGTAGACGAAGAACAAGGTCTTCAAGAGTATTCGGATAAAGTTCAAAAAAGAATAAAAAAACTAACCTTTCAAGCTAAAGAAGCAGAACGTAGAGAAAGAGCTGCTGTTGAATATGCAAAAGGTTTAAAAAATCAATTTGAAAATTCTGAAAAGAAATTTCAAGAAACAGACACTAATTATCTTAATGAATATAATGCAAGAGTTGATTCAGAAAGAGATAAAGCAAAATCTGAATTGAGAACAGCTTTAGATTCTCAAGATGCAGAATTAATTATGGAAGCTCAAGATAAGCTTACAAAATTAGCTGTAGAAAAAGAAAAAGTTTCTATGACCCTTGCAGAAAAAGAGTCTAAGAAAAAAGAAATAGAATCACAACCTGTCGAGCAAACATTAGATGCTCCACAACCACCAATTAGCGGAAAAGCCCAACAATGGGCTACGGATAATGAATGGTTTGGATCTGATAGAGTTTTAACTTCTGCAGCTATGGGAATACATGAAGACCTATTGCAGGAGGGAATTGACGCGGAGACTGATGGCTATTATAATCAAATCAACAAACGTATGAAGGAGTATTTCCCTCAGAAATTTGCCGAATCTTCTCTTGAAGAAAAAACAAAAGCTACACCCGTCCAAAACGTAGCTTCTGTTAGTAGAAGATCAGGTGGACGCAAGTCTGTGAAACTCACCAAATCACAGGTAGTTATCGCTAAGAAATTAGGGGTGCCGCTAGAGGAATACGCAAAATACGTGAAGGAAGGATCTTAATATGAACGATAAAGTAAAAACTTCACGCGAGTCTGAATCTAGAATAAAACTTTCTAGAAAGAAAGATTGGACTCCACCATCCAGTTTGGATGCGCCAGCTGCACCGCAAGGATTTGCACACAGATGGATAAGAACTTCTACAAATGGTTTTGAAGATCCAGGTAATGTATCTAAAAAACTTAGAGAAGGTTGGGAATTCGTTAAAGCCGAAACAATTTTAAGTGAGTTCGGTGAACATGATTACCCTGTTATCCACGAAGGAAAACATGCTGGTTTAATCGGAATTGGTGGCCTTGTGTTGGCAAGGATACCGGAGGAGATATTGAAAAGTCGTGCTGAGTATTTTAGAAAAATAACTCAAGACAGAACAGACGCGATTGATCAGGATCTTATGAAGGAGCAACACCCGGATATGCCTATTAATATTAATAGACAGTCTAGAGTTACCTTTGGTGGTGGTCGTAAGAAATAATTTTTTTGCATTACCTACCGTAGATAGCTTGGATTAATAATAACAACTAAGTTAAGGAGAACTAACTATGTCAAATCAACTAGAAAAGTTTGGTCTTAGACCATACAGAAAACTAGACGGTACGCCATTGGTAGGAGCCCAGAACAGATACACAATTGCAGCCGGTTATGCTACTGCGATATTCCAAGGTGACTTGGTACAACCTGTTACATCAGGTAATATCGAAAGACATGCTGCTGGAACTAGTGAAGCTGTTGTGGGTGTTTTTAACGGAGTGTTCTACAACGATCCAACTACTCAAAAGCCGACCTATAAGAATTTCTACCCTGGTGGAATTACACCAACACAAGGCGACATTACTGCCTTTGTTGTTGATGATCCAGATGCAGTATTCTTAATGGATGCGGACGCAACTTTTGCTAGAGCGGATTTGTTTAAAAACTACTCTGTCACTAACGCTACTGGTGTTACACAAACAGGAATATCATCAGTACAACTAGATGTAAGTGCTTCAGGTACTGCAGCCACATTTGTTGTACAAGCACTAGACATTTCACAGGACCCAGAAAATTCTGATACTGGAAGTGCTAATGCTAATATTCTTGTTAGAATCAACAATCACTTCTATAGAAGTGGCACGGGCTTATAATAAAGGATAAATAATTATGGCAATATCACGATCCCAACTCGTAAAAGAGTTAGAGCCAGGTTTGAATGCTTTATTCGGCCTGGAATATAGTCGTTATGAAAATCAGCATGCTGAGATTTTTGCGACTGAAACATCTGACAGAGCTTTTGAAGAAGAAGTAATGTTAAGCGGTTTCGCTTCTGCACCAACTAAACAAGAAGGTGCTGGAGTAGT